TTTCTTAGCAACTAGAAGTCCAGCTTTTAAAACTTTATTAGCTAAAACGCTATATAAAGTAAGTGGCGCAAAAAAATCAGGTATTTTAACACCAACAACACAACAAGTAACGTTGCCACAACAAGCAGGATTATTGTCACTAACACAAACTAATCAAGAGTAAAGGACTTTAGAATGAGTGATATTGACCCATTCAAATATGGACAACTTGTAGCTCAAGTTGAGCAAATGGAAAAAAAGATAGATAAGTTAGAAGCAGGTATGGATGAACTTTTAGCATTAGCCAATAAATCCAAAGGTGGTTTTTGGGCTGGTATGACTATAGCTTCATTTATTGGTGGTTTATTCACATTTGTTATGCACAACTGGTTTGGCAAATGACATGAAAAACTTTCTTATGGGTATTACTTTAATACTTTTATGGCTATTTTTATATGACTATGCTTATAGTAAAGAACTACCCAAGGAAATGTCAATGGCTACTGAAGCTGGTGAAGTAGTATTAACACTAGAAGAGTGTACGTTTACTAAAATGGGTTTACGTGGCTATCCTTATGCTGCTTATGCTACAGATAAAGGTAAAGCTAATCACGAAGGTTGCTGGAAGAAAGAATCTGTAAACAACATGGAATCAGTATTAATTTACTTTCCAGAGTTAGATGCTACAGCAGTATATAATCCACAACTATTTAAACCACGTTCAACACTATGACATTCATAACTGAATATAACATAGCCAATCTTTATTCAGCTCTTATAGAGTTTCCTGTATTTGACGAATATAAATTACCACCAGTATCTAAAGTAGATTTTGTAGTAGTGCATGACGATAGTATATGTGGACAATATGAGCCACCTGAAGCTGGTGAACCTCATGTTATTACTATTAGCACAGCTAAGTGTGGTCATTTAGATACAGTCATCAAGACATTGTGCCATGAAATCATACACATGATATGCTATTTAGAATCACCTAAAACAGATAAATATACTAGCCATAAAGGTTTATTTTTAAAACTACAAAAGAGAGTAGCTAACACACTTGGCTACGATCCTAAAGAACTATAAGGAGTATTATCATAGACCCAATTACTATACTAGCAGCATTAGGACCATTAGCAGTAGATTTAGGCAAATCACTTATAAACAGATTTGTAGCGCCTGACCAATTTAAACCTGCAACCATAGAACAATATGCTCAAATGAAACAAATTGACCTAGAGTTCTTTAAGGTTATGAATGAAGCTGGTGGTGGTAATCCATCTTATCCATGGGTAGAAGCTATTGTAAGACTCATGCGACCAGCTATAGGTTTATTAGTATTAGCAACATGGGCAGCTATGCACTTACAAGGTATCGCAACACAAGAAGTAGATAACTTTGCTAGTGCAGTTGGTTTCTATCTCTTTGGGGAACGTAGTTTATTCTACATTAAAAAGAAATGATAGTCTTAGACATACTAAACTTTATCGGTTTAGCTATACTTAAATTATTAGTTGTTTCATTGCTATTCGTAGCTATGGGATTCTCTATTTTATTTATGTATGCTATGCAGTACTTAACTCAAGCACTTAACTACATTGACAAGAATGTTAATTGAAGTAAAAAGGTTTGAGTTTAAAGATACACACACGATAGGAAAATTATACATAAATGGTGTATATGAGTGCTATACACTAGAAGATGTGGTAAGAAATGGCAGTAAAGTGATAGGTAAGACTGCTATCCCTACCGGTGAATACAAAGTCATTATAGACGCATCTGTACGCTTTAAACAAGATATGCCACATATACTAGACGTTCCTAACTTCACAGGTGTTCGTATCCATTCAGGTAATACTTCAGCACATACAGAAGGATGTATCTTACTTGGCACTACATGGTCAGGTGGTGACTTTATCGGTAATTCTAAATCAGCTTATAAAAAGTTCTTTGAGAAACTAAAACAAGCTAAAACAGCTAAAATCATTATATGTTAGATTATCTTATCTGCGACATTCTCTGTGCTATTACGCATTTTAAATATGTCTTCCTAATGCTAATCTTGTATCTAGTATATAATAAAGTATCTCAACACTAGGAGAGTTACTTGAAGATACTACTTTTAGATATAGAATGCGCACCTAATCTTGCAACAGTATGGGGAATCTGGCAGCAGAACATTGCGCTTAATCAACTCCTAGAATCATCTTATACATTATGCTATGCAGCTAAATGGTATGGTGAGAAAAAGATTATGTTTGACTCTGTATATAAAACAGACCGTAAAGCAATGCTAAAGTCTATCCATAAACTTATGGATGAAGCAGATGCAATCGTTCACTATAATGGCAATAGGTTTGATATACCTATGCTAAATAAAGAGTTCCTAGAAGCTGGTATGCCACCTCCTAGCCCAGCTAAACACATAGACTTACTACAAACATCTCGTAGTAAATTCAGATTTGTTTCTAATAAACTAGACTATATTGCACAGCGTTTAGGTCTTGGTAAAAAGACAGCACATGAAGGTCACGAATTATGGCTTAAAGTTATGAATAACGATAGATCAGCATGGAAACGCATGGAAGAATACAATAGAAATGATGTTGTATTATTAGAGAAGGTATATGATAAGTTTAAAGGTTGGATAAGTAATCATCCTAATCACAATCACTTCTCAGAAGAAAGAGTATGTCCAAGTTGTGCAAGTCATAAAGTTCAACAACGTGGTTATGCAGTATTAACTGCTGGCAAGTATCCAAGATTCCAATGTCAAGATTGTGGTTCTTGGTTTAGAGGAAACAAAAAATTAACCACAGACAAATCAGAAAAATTCGTCAAAATATAGGAATATCTATGGAACGATCAGAAGTAGAGATTATCTGCAATCACATGCTAGGTAGAACTATCGTATCATGTGAAGCATTACATGGCGATAGCACTATTGTTATAGAGCTAGATGATGACTCTATTATTGAAATAAGTGGTGAGGAATTATCTCTATATGGTGAATTAACGCCTAGAGATGATTAAACACAAATTATAACACCATTAGAGCCAACCTGACAGACTGTTACAGAACCATCAGGTGCTAATATCGTAGTAGTTTGACTAAAGGCTTTTTCTGTTCCAAATATTGCTAACGCAACCATCACAAGACCAAATAACCAATATATTTTACTCATCATCAAACCTTTCTAAAATAGCTTCTACTTCAGGTGGATTGACAGCATCTTCATCTTTAGTAGCTTCTAATAGTTTATTCTTATACCAATCAGACTTTTCTAAATCTTGTTGTGGGTTATCTTTAAATGGATAGCGTAAGTCATATTTGAGCTTACATCCTTTTAGATAACCAATGTATTCTTCTTTAGTTAAGCGACTCTTAATCACATCTATTGCCTCTATACCACCCACTAAATAATGTGGAGGTCTATTCACCATATCTACCATAACTATCTCCTTATAAAAAATAAATCAATCACTTCGTAACATCCATAAGCAAACCACATCATACCACCAATTATTAAAATCCACACAATATAATCAATTATTTTTTCCAAAATTGCCATGATTCTTTTCCTTTAAATAATCTGTTACGTTCTCCATAAGGTGTTGGCTTTGGTAAAGTAATATATCCTTGCCTTTCAAGACTTGATAACCTATGCCTATTTGTTACACAATCCTGAATAATATCCTTTATTGTACAACTAGGATGCGTATTCATATATGACTTGATAAAGTTAGCTTGTCTTTGCTCATCTAGTTTTGTGTACATTGTACTTCATTCCTTTTTTAGATGCGTTTACTTCAGCTCTATCAATATTAAAATACTTATTCCAGTTACTTTTACTTCCCTTAGGTAATGGTTTAGGTAGATTAATTAATCCTTGTTTAGCTAAATTTCTAACCCTAAGATGATTACCAAATGAGTGTAATATGACATGGTTTCTTCCTGCATTAGGATGTTCTTCCATGTATTTATTTACTATTTCTATTACTTGTTCATCTGTTATTTTAGCCATTTTTAATTCCATGCAATTGTTCTATAAGCCTAGCAAATCTAAATATTCTGTCAAGCGTTAAAACAGCATTACCATTTCCAAATGCTTCTTTATATGCCTTGATAATTTCTTCTTGTGTAAGTGGGTTAGAGTCCACCATAAGCCTCCGTTAATCTTTTACTATCATATCTTGACAATCCTTTATATTCCTCTACAGGTTCACCAGGTATTAATGGTGTTATCTTAATATGATGTGTTGTGTTCTTTAAATCGTTTAAATATGATAATTGGTTAGGATGAAACGACCATAAATAAGAC